TTCCGCGCCGCCGCCTGCGCCGAGCTATACGCATTCAGGCCCGCCAGACCGCCCTCACCGATCGCATTGCCGATATTCGGCGACCGGGACGCCATCATTCCAAGGCCCGCAGTAATCAGGGCCGCCCGAACCTCTGGCGTCATGGGGATAAGCCCCGCGCTGAATGCCTCCCGGAGGCCGCCAGACGGCCCCTGAGAGGATTGTGGAGCGACGCCGCCAAATCCCTCAGATTGATAAACAGGCCCATCAGTGCCCGTCCCTCGCATTTCTCGCGGCTCATCATAGGCCATCACGCCTTGCGACACCGATGCCGGCGCGCGACGCCCCACAATCTCCGGCGGCAATTCGTCCCGGTTCACGTCAAGACCGCGACGCAGCGGAACCACATTGGACGGGGCCTCAGCCACAACGACCTCGCGCGCGGGCGCGACATCGCCAACCCCCAATCCGGGGCGGAAAGTCGTGTAGTTATCGCCTTGAGGATCAAATGTGCCATCGGCGATAGCGTCTTCCACGTCGCGTAGACGATCTTCAAAAACTGACCCACCAGACGCCCGATGGACGCCGCCCATGCCGAAACCGCTCACGCGGCGCGGCACGGCACCCCCACGGCGATAAATCGGGCCAAGGCCAGCAGTAATGTCCACCCCAAGGGACGAAGCTCCCAACCCGCTGGGCGCAAAACCCATCCCAGGCGCCGTCAGGTCTGTTGGCCTGCCAGCCGACCGGAATGCGTTTCCTGCCGCTTTTCCAAAACCCTCCATTTCCTTCATGGAGGGAGCCCCATCCGGAGCGCCCTTTGGCGCCGTCGGGATGCCAACACCGGCCCCGCGCTTGGTTTCAATCTGAGGTATCCACCCAAGCCCCTCCGAATACGGAGCCACAGCACCGCCCGTAGCGCGTTCCGCGGATCGCGTCGCCTCCCGATAATCGACGTGTTTCAATCCGCCAAAGCCCTCGTGAACGGCTTCCGGATGATCTTCCTCTACTTCCTGCGCCAACAGTCCAATCTGCGTCCGGGGATCGCCCTTGTATCGATAGCTGTATATCTTCTGGCCGTCGTGCGTCTTGCCGACCTCGCGGATATCTTCCTTGGCCCTTTCGTCTGAAAGAAAACCGAGAGCCGCTGTTCCGAACCCCAAAATTTGTCCGGCGACATTCGGGCCCGGCGACGTGGTGGATGACGTGCCACCCGACAGGCTCCCAAGCCCCGACTGGATGCCAGACAGCCATTGCACTTGCTGATACGGGAACGCCTGCTGCTGCTGCCACTGGTTATACAGGGCCGTGAGCCGAGCCTGTTCCGTGGCCTGTTCTTGAGCCCCGATATTGGCAAGGCCAGCGCCCTGGTTCAGCAACAGATTGCCCCAACCCGTGCCGAGCTGATTGAATAGCGACGCCGCCTGCTGCTTCTGTTGGTTCTCCTGATTGAACTGACCAAGAGCCTGCGAATAGTTTTTGTCCCATAGCCCGGCGATAGTCGCGTCGCGAGACATGGCTTGACCGCGGGCAAGTTCGGCCTGCGCCAATCCCAGACGATCGCCGCCAAACGCATTACCGGACTTGATGCCCTGTGACGTAAGATCGGACGCCTGAATCTGGTTCTCGCGCCGAATGTTCGACATCGTGGTGTCGATGACATTCTGCGTATAGGGAGACAGGAATTTGCCGACCGCTTCGGCGCTGAATTTGTTCGGCTGGGCATAGGCCGCCGCCTGAGAGAAGTGCGGCGAAATCCATTCGGCGACGTTGCCATAGACCCCGGCCGCCTGGTTCTGGCTGTTGCTCAACCCGGTTGTGAGCGGGGCGTCCTTGTATGCCGTATAAGGGGTATCCGCGACGCCTTCGGCACGCTCCATCACGCGGCGATAGGCGTCCATAATCTCCGGCGGCGGCGCACTCGTCGTCGTCGTCGTGTTGCTGCCCTTGCTACCGCCGCACATGGCCCATGTCCCCCGCCATCACTGGCTATTCGCGGCTCCATTGGCAGCGGCAGCACCCCGCTTGCCACGCCCCCGCGTCCTCTCATCGCCCCAGAATGCCTTGCCAAGCACCTCACTCTGGAATTTCGTGTTGTACGCAAACGTGGCACCGGCCGGATAGCCAAAATGCTTCCGGTAAACCTGCACCTTACCAGCAAGACGAATATTCGTGAACAGGCCCATGATGAGGGGCACGTCCGTTCCGTCCACGCACCGCTTGGAAAACGAAATCAGGGCGTTGATCCGATCCGGCGTCCGGTAATCCGGATGCACGAACGACATGACCTCCTCAAGATGCGTCTTCCGCGTCCACGGGAATGAACTCATCGTCAGGTAAACCATCCCCTCGATGGTTCCGCCCTCCGGCCCGATCACCCCGAAGAACGATGCCCGCTCAGGGTTGAATGCGTTGCTCAGCATTTGCTCAAGCAGGTCCTCGTCGTAATCGACAATCCCGTTATCTGCCCAAAGCATTTTCGCGAGCATCCGAAGTTGCTCGCGATCCGCAGACTTCCCCAACCGAACTGTTACCTTGGTTTCCGTCATGTTTTTGCTGGTCCCGGCAGTTTTTTCAGCGTCTTGATGTGATCTTCCCGCATTTGCTGCATCCATTCATCGAGCAGCTTGTGACCCTTCGCCAGATCGCCTCCGCCGATTACTTCCACAATCTCGGGCTCGATGACATATTCGCCATCAGCGGCGATAATATCGACTGGCGCGGCCCCTCCATCGGCACGAAACGCCCTCACCTTTGGCGGCTTCGGAGGCCCTTTCCCATGAACCATCTTCGGCAGGCGAGACCCATATGGCCCGGACTTGCCGAACATCTTGTCCAGTACGCTCAGCCCAGCCAGCGTGTTGTTCTGGCCGACGTGCGACACGGTATCCGCATTGATGACATAGGCCCCGGCTGGGACCTTGATCTTGCGCGTGTCAGTGCGGCCGGGGTGCGCCCCGATCAAAGGCCCAACATGAAACCCCTTCGGCTTCTTCTGCCGGCGCACCTTGAAGGCGAGCCCAAGACCATTATGCATTGGCGTCCTCCATGGCACGCCGCAGGAAATCCGCGTGTGTCTTGCTGATGGAACACCGCTGCGCGACAGCATTAAACCGCGCCATCGCCACATCCACCTCCCGCTTGAAATCCGCAGATGCCTTCATCGCGTCCACAATTCCTCGCGTGTCCATGGGAGCGCGGGAAACCGACGCCCGGTAATTTTCAGCCAGAAAATCAAGGAGGGACTTGCTGTCATATGTCATGGGGAAAGCAACGCGATCTTGTACGGGTTACCATCCGGCCCGATCAAAGAAAGATAGGTTCCTGTCGCGCCCCCCGCCGTCCCGGCAATGCCGGCGGACTTCGGAAATGCATTCCCAAGAGCGTCCGCGATTGCGCCGATTTGCTGGTTGCGGGCCTGATCCAAACTCCCTTGGAGCTGGTTGGGTATGTCGTTTTTGTCTGCCATTATGGCTTTCTCCCTCGTGGACGCATCCGGAATAGCCAGCTACCGATACGCGACGATTGCCCCATGCGGGGCACCCAATCGATACGAAACGCCAAATACCGCGCCCTCATTCGTGGCCGGATATGTTTGTTCGCCTGATCCATACCATATGGGCCCTTCGTGAAATAGCTCCCTTGAGGATACATCGCCCCCTTGAGGGTCACGGCGACCGCTCCCGGCACATCCCCAAACCATTTCATGTCCGGGATGATTTCGTTCACCCGGGGTATTTCCGTCCCGTCATCGATAAGCTGATAACCGCTTTCGATGAAAGCCCCCGTGATCGGCTCGCCGTCCGCGTCGAACCCCGTGTTGTGCTGCTGTATGCGCAGGTTCAAATCTCCCGCAAGCGCCTGCCCAAAAACCGATTGATCCAGCCACGTCGTGCGGGACAACCGCCCTTGGTCCCAGATTATCTGATCGCCAACGAGGGTGAATTTGACGTAGGAATCAATTTCCCCCGTGCCGCCAGACGCAGACGGGAAAAAGAAAAACCCTTCGTCATTGATCGAATTCGCGCCACCGAAGCATTTGCTAACGTTCGCCTGATCCAGATCGTTGAACACAAAGTCCCAGACCGTGCAGTCCAGGCTTGTCATCCCCGTGCCGTTGAACACGTAGAACTGACGATTGCCCATCCAGTAGACGCGAGAATTCAAGACCACTTGAGCCTTGGGGGCGATCAATCCGCAACCCGTCGCAATCTGCACAAACGAATAAATCAGCGGCGGTCCCATGTACCCCATGACCCACAAGCCGACATCCGTCCACAGCATCGTCGCCATCGGAGCCTGAATGCCGCCGACGATCCGCGACCCCTGAGACAGGCGATAACTCCCCGCCTGATTGCCTACAGCCGCCGTCCATTGAGTGTAATCCGACGTGTCGCACCATCGAACCAGCATCGGGTCCCGTACGCCCAACACCTCTGATCCGAACGCGATAATCTGCGCCTGTGGCATAGCCACAAACATGCCGGTGTTAATCTGCGGCCCCGTGGAAATCAGCGTCGCCACCGGGTTAGTGCCACCCGGCGGCTGGTATGCATAGATCGGCTGACCAGTGGCGCTAATCATGCCAATTTCGCCGAAATTGTCCAAATACCAGTTGGAATCCGTGCCGGGGCCGGAAGTCGCATTAATCGCCATGTTTATGGCGAAAACGTTAGCTCCATAGATCGCAAGACTGTTGTCATAGGCATAAACCCCTACAGGGTAGGACGTGCCGACTTGGTAGGTCATGTCGAGCGTAAGAGTATTAGCCCCCGGAACGGTTTTGACCACGTAATCTCCAGGCGGGAGATAGGCAACGAGGGTTCCCGGTGAATTCAGGTTAAGGCCAAAACTGACAGGAACAAGGTCGCCCGGAGAGTACCCATGGGCGGTCAAGTTGATGATAACGTCATAAGTTCCCGCCGTACTGTAGGCGTTGAAAAACCCAATCATGCTCGCCGAGGCCGCCGTCAACGTTGGCTGCGGAAGCGTGATCGTGAAAGTTGTTGCGGTTGGAGTGGTGGCAATCGTGAACGTGGTTCCGGGATTGTACCGACGTCCTCCCAGCGTAATAAGCGTGCGTAATGTCGTCGTTTGTCCCGGCGATGCCCCATGCGCGAATGAAGTCGTCACAGTCGCCGTCGTTACACCAATGCCGCTGACAGTGATGCTCGTTCCGAACACGGATGCCACCGCATACGTGAACGAATAGATGCCCGCACCAGCGTAAAGCTGGGCACCCGCATCAGTCCCGAGCAGCAGGTTATTGGTTAGACTCAAGTCCTGATAGGCATGCATTGCACGAATGAGGCCGCCTGCCTGATCCTCAATCAGACGCCGCCAACCACTGATCCTTTCCAGCAATCCATCGCGCCATTGCACCAGATTGCTTTTCCACCATGACGATGAATTGGCCCCCTGCGTGAGCTGGGAGTTGACACCCGGCGAGACGGAAATCTTACGAAGCTGCGGAGATACCATTTCCACGGTCCCGCTGCTGGTTTGCCTGTGGCGTGGGCTGGTACGGCGACCAAGAGACAGAAGCCGCCTTCTGGCGGATCGTCTCAATGTTCACGCCAACCAGTTGTTCGGCGTACTGCTTTTCATACATCGCGCGGGTTGCGTCGTCCTGCTGATCGTCGGACGCAAAAATCATGGACGCTGTGAGGAAAATATCCGGCAAATTCACCGACAGGAACGTCTTCGGATTGTCCTCAGACAATGGCGCCGGCCGGAATGTTCCCACGAACTCGACCTGATAGGGCGCGTCCGGCGTCGGCGCGACCACAGCTTTCGTGTTGCTCAAGAGGGCGAAAAATTTCGGATAGACGCCTGCAACAGACGTTCCGGCCGCGGGCCAGTACGAATCGACAAAATCATAACCGACCCGAAGCATGGGGCGACGAATGCCCGCGGCAGGAGCCGTCGCGGATGGCGTCACAAGATTAGCCGACCGCACGATGATAATATCGGACGGGATGGCGACATCCCTCACATTGGCGGTAAGGGACGCAGTTGATGTCGTCGTGGTGTGGATGAAATCCAGTTCGCGAAACAGCCTCAACTCGGCATATTCGATCATGCGCGGGACCAGCGTCATAAAGTCCGTGTCTGAATCCGGGACATCGACAAGCAATTGAACCGCTTGGACGTATTGATTGTAATTCATCAGTACACCGCCCGGCAGATAATTCGAGAGGACAGGTTCCGCGTGAAACCCAGCGTCGTGTTCGCGTCGATGGAGAGATTATAGACGTTCCCGGCCAAAAGCCCACGAATACGTTGTCCCACGATCAACTGCGTCGGATCGATCGTATATGAGCCGACCAGCTTAGAGGACGGGTCCGGATCAACACCTTGCTCCAGCGTGAAAGACACATCCGCGCTGGAAATCAGTTCGCCCGACTGCAAATCGTTGATGAACCATAGCCAGTAATACTGATCGTCTTCCGGCGTGGAAGGCGGAAAATTTATCCCCGCGTACACCTGCCCCTCCTACGAATTCCGGTCATTCGGGAAATTCCCGGTTCTGCCTTGACCTCTTACCACATTATCAAGCCGCAAAATCTGGTTACGAACCGTCCACTGGTAATCCACTTGGATCGGAACGTTGATGATCGACGGCGTGAGATTGCCGCGCTGGTACGGCTGGCGCCCCCCCATGAACACATACGGCCAGATGGCCGGCTGATAGCCTCGCTCGGCGATTTCAGGCTGCGGCGTCCTCGAGGGGTGGCGGAACGGCGGGTTATCGACAGACGATCCCGGCGTGCCGGGGGCCAGCTTTGCGGGGACAAACGGCCCCTTGCCGCCCATGAATGCATAGACCCATGGGTTAGGCTGCCATGCCGCAGTAACGACACCAGCGTTGACGGTTCGCCCCCGATGTGTGAACGGCGGATCGTTCTCCGGGACCGCTGAAATATCAACAGCGATCTTCTTGCCTTCATAGGGCTGTTGCCGCCCCATAAAGACGTAGGGCCAGATTGAAGGCTGCCACTCGCCGACGATGTTTGAGAGGATCGTCTTGTTCGGGATGCCAAATGGCGGGTTGTTCTCCGGGACCGCCGTAACGTCCGGAGGCAACCGCGCAGGGGCGTAAGGCTGCCGTCCGCCTGAGAACACGTAAGGCCAAATCTCTGGCTGGTAGCCGCGTTGCGCGATCTCAGTCGTAATGAGCCGCCCCGGATGGCGGAACGGCGGGTCCACCTCAGGAACGAGGATAGTCGAAGGCGGCAGTTTACGGCCTTCAAACGGCTGCCAGCGTCCCATAAATGTCGGGACGTATGGATCAGGCTGCCAAAGGGAAATGATCGCATCGAGGTTCGCGCCGCGCCGCATGTCAAACGGCGGATCGTTGGCCTGTACGGAAGCCGTATCAGGATTGATGCGCGGTCCCATATAGGGCTGCGCGTTGCCCATGAAGGCGTACGGCCACTCAGGCGGCTGCCACTGCTGCGCAATGACGCGGTTCTGTTGAACCGTCCGGCCCGGATGCTGGAAAGGTGGATCGTTAACGACCGATTCAATCAGGGACGGCGCGCTCTTCTTCGGCGCGTAGGGCTGCGCTCCGCCTAGGAACGTATAATTCCACGGGCTAGCGATTGCCGCAGCGGCAATGAGGCTCGCTGCAAGAGATGTCTTGGCAGAAGGAACGAATTCAGCAATATAGGTAAAGACGATCAGTCCCGCACCAGCGACCCCTAGGTTCGCGTAGACGCTGCCTCCTGCGCCGCCGCCGTAACTGCCCCCTGAACCACTCTGGAAGTTGCCGGCACCACCACCGCCACCACCACCTGCGCCGTGGGTGGCATCCCATTCAGTACCGCTACCGCCGCTCCCACCAGTACCTCCCGAAGCGGGGCCTGTCCCGTAAGCACCACCTCCCCCCCCTCCAGTTGTTCCCGGAGAACCTGATCCGACGCCTGCCGATCCCGCGCCGCCACCGCCACCGCCAAACCGCGCACCACCGTTACCACCAGCCGCAACTTGACCTACTTGGCCAGCTGATCCGCCACCCGCGCCACCACCGCCGCCTGCGCCGTTACCGGTAGACACTGGTTCATTAGCGCCACCAATAGCACCCGCTCCGTTTGGGCCACCACTGCCACCACCACCGCCTCCCCCGTATCCACCGGAGTTGCCCCCACCATTCCCTCCGGAGTATTTTGTGGACCCAACTCCAGACGCCGAAGAACCTCCGGTGCTGGAAACAGCACCTTGAGCGCCGCAAGTAGAGCCCGCAAGAGAAGCGCCGTTAAACCAAGTGTCGTTTGCACCGGCCGCACCGGCACCGCCCACCCCGACTTTAATAGTTACAGACGCCCCAGGGGTTAAAGAAGCTGACGTTACTTTTGAGTACGCCCCGCCACCGCCACCTGCGCCACCGCCTCCAGCCGTTCCACCTGCGCCAATACACTCGATCGACACCAGCGAAAAATAATCGGTGGGAATGACGTAAGATGTGCCGGAGGTGATGAAGACGGTGGGCATCGGAAGCTTACCCCGTCAGAGCTTTGGGCTGCGCGATGGACGCGAGACGATCGCGGATCGGCAGCACCACCGAATCCCAGTCTCCGTCCTTTTCCTGACGGAAGACGCGCGCCGAAGCGTACCACGGGCAACTGATTTGACTTTCCGCCCAGACCCAATAGGACCGATAATTCGTGAGCATCACCCACGTCGGAACACCGACCGTCCCAGCCATGTGGGCAACAGACGTGTCCACCGTGATAACCAGATCAAGGCAATTCATCGCCGCCGCCGTATCGGCATACGTCTCAAACTGAGACGCAATGTTCACCATAGGCAGGCGGTTGAATTCTGCCTCGTCAGACGGCCGCACATCCTTCTGCAAAGAGAAGAACTTGACGCCCCGCACGTCGAATAGGGGGGCGAGCCGCGCCAATGGAATGGTCCTCTGAGCGTCATAAATGCTCTTGGGTGAGCCAGTCCAGCACAGCCCTACCTTGAGTGCATCACCGCGCCCAATCACGTCCTGCCACCGCGCCAGACGGAACGGATCGTAATTCACCCGCACCGGGGCTGGCACCGTATCCAGCGTGGTCCGGAAGCACCATGCCAGAGACATGAACCGAACCCAATAATCCAGCTTGGGCCAAGTGGTCCGGTCAAATCCGACCACTTCGACGCCTTCCGGCACCAGAGGCCGCACGTTATCGGAGATCACCACCACAACCCGCGCGCCGCGGTCCCGCAGCATCGGCACGTACCGCATGAACATGATGTTATCGCCGAGGCCCATGTCCTCGTGGACAAGAACGGTCTTGCCATCCACATCCTCAGCACCCGTCCACTCCGGCGCGTCGATCGGGTCAATGTGGTATTTCATACGGTATTCGTAATCCTCGAACCCGCCCGCAAAATCCCCCTGCACCAGCCTGGCAAATCCCCGTCCGAATCGAGCCTTGTCATTGTTCGGATCGATCGCCAGCACCGCCTCCATGTCAGCGACGGCCGCCTTGTACTTTCTCATTTGAAGCAACATCAGGCCCCGATTGAGCAGGAAATGAGCGTTGTTCGGCTCCTGCTTCAGCAGGTTCTCAAACATCCCCAAAGCCCCCGCCGCGTCACCGGCATCACCCACCGCCCGCGCCCGGTTGCTCATCAGCCCCATCATGTCGCGATAGAGCAGCCCATACGCCCGATCAAACCACGGCATCGCCTCAGTCGGGCGATACATCTCCATCAGACACGCACCCACGCCATGGATTGCATACTGGTTCTCCGGATCAACGTCCGCGACCGCACGAAAGACCTTTTCGCAGTCCTCGAAATTGCCAGCCGCCCACAAAGACGCGCCCAGTTTCATGGCGTCAGCGATGTTCAGATTTTCCAATGGAAATACCCCCACATAAACGAAGCGGGCGGCAACAGAAGCGTGCTCCTGCCAACCGCCCGCCATCAACTCCGCACGCGATGGCGCGCGTAAATGTGACCAGTATCACACTTCTCTATACTGAAGTCCGGCTGACCAATTAGTCAGCGTCGCCGGCGCGACCGGGAAATACAGGCTCAGACCGCCCGAGAAGCCCGCCGGATAGATCGTGGTTTCCGGCGGCGTCGGAACGAACAGCCAGCCGTTCAGCACGTTGAAAGCGTCGTCCTGACGCGCCGTGAACGTGCCGGCACCTTCAGCCGAAGCGTTGATGCCGCAAGTGCCCTGAGCGCCCGCCGTGCCGCCCGTGATGACCGACGCATTGGGATCGGAAACCTTCAGCTTGACCGGCGTATAGGTGGTCAAAGTCGGAAACACCGACGCCTTGTTGCCGATCTGGATGCGCTGCTGGGCCGACGTGGCGTTCGCCGACTCACCCACCCAGAACCGAAGAAACTCGATGTTGACGTTCGGCGCAGCCGCCGGGTTCACAAAAATCAGTGTCGTCGCGCCGGCCACGGTCGTGCCGCCGAACGAGATAGCAAATTCACGCATAGCCCCTCTCCTGTGTCAGCCCTCAAGGGCTAGTTGTCCGCTACCCTCCCGAACACAATACGCAGTATTTCGGGAAAAATCTATCGACTACACAAACCGTCTCCCGTTCCACGTTCGCCAACCATCGGCACCCCAAATCCGGATCACCCGGACCTTGCCATTCGGCGGCACCGAGAATTCAATATTCCGCGCGAATTCGCCGGTCTTTTCACCATTGCGGACAACATCGTACTCGTACTTTCCTGTCCGCCACTCCGTCTCGGAATAGTCAAATCCCAGCGTCCACAGCGCGCCTTCCTCGTCCCGTATCCACAAGGCTGGCGGGATGCACACGCTGGCTTCCGTGAGAGGCATGTGAGGCCCCTGAGGCTTCATGAAACGGAATTGGCTCGCGTCAATATCGTACTTCTTCCAAGGCGTCGTCAGACCGTCAGGCGTAGACATTACGGTTTCTCCAATGCCGTGACACGAGCGGCCAGTTGCGCCAGCAGATCGACCACGCTGATTTGCACAGACTGAGCAGTCCCGCCAACGCCATCGGGAAATTGCACCATCTCGATCCGCTCATTGCCGAGAAGAGGCAATGTCGCATAGGGCAAATCCAGAATGGTTACGTTGACGCCGGGACTGTCTGTCATGGGGACACCACTGCATTGCTTTGGATCACGCCGTTAGTAACCCGAATGGGCGGCGCAGGATAGTTCATCGTCACCCGCACCCCGCCGCCAATCGTGATCCGGTTGCACGGCGACTCGTCCTGCAAATACGGCTCCGGCCGGGCATTCAGTGTCGGCGACGGATCCGGGGGCAGAATGAGTGTTTTCAACTGGGCCTGAGGAATATCCAGACACGTCAGCTTGCACACCAGAATGCGCGTGTTCAGCATTTGCGAGCCGCGCCACTGCATCTGCCATGTCAGGTCCGAGATGTTGTATTGGATTCCGCACCTGTCACAAGTCGCGAAGCTACTCAGCGCATTGACGTTAACCCGAGCCCTTCCGTGTGGACGCCATGCCATTTATTTGGTCTCCAAATACGAGAATTTCATCCCGTTTAAGGACGTCCCCCCAGACCTGCACAATGCCAATAAAGTGCTTGGTTTCATTCCAACGGCACGAGCCGCATCTGCCCCACTGCGAAACACTTCTGAGGTGGAATCGCAAATGACCGACCGAACGCGCACCCCCCTTTTAATTTTTTCCTGCCCGCATATTTGACGATTCCTTACGTCACGTAAGGCGGCTTCACATTGTTCATCTGTCAATGGAGCTTTAGAGGCAAAAAAACACTTCCCACCTGTCGTATTCTGACGGCCTGCGATTACTTCATGTATCGTCCGATACCCCACGCCATAATGTTCGGATGCGTCCTTGACAGACGCAAACCATTTGTTTTCATCCAAACACACAACACCGCGCTGCCTCAGCTTTAAGAATTCAAGACACATTTTTCGCGTTTGTTCAGCCCGATGGGGAGGCAGTTTCCTGCCTTTTTGGGCGGCGCTAATTTTTGCTTTCCACTCAGGTGTCCGAGGTATGCCTGTTGTCCCACGCCAGGACCGAGAAATATTGTATGGCGGATTTAACTCCGCAATCTTTTTCTCTTCATCATCAATGGCAGCCTGATAGTCATCAAATTGCGCCACGATCTTCCAACTAAAAGCATCCATCCCGTATTTGCGGATTGCAGCATGAAACTTCCGACAAAAGGGCCGCACCCACGCATCACGCGCGTGCTCTTTCCGTCGGCGGTCAATCGTGTTTCTTGTCACGCCAATGTAAAACTTACCGTTAACTGTGTTGGTCGCTTGGTAAACTATTGGCATCATCTACCTTGGGTAAAATGAGCGAACTGCCGGCGCGATGGCCATAGGCACGTTTTCGACATTCTGGGTTGCCGCGATCGTCCAAGCCTCCATAGCATCTGACTTCCGCAGCATCTCAATGTCAGGAGCGTATTTCCGCGACAAACGATGCGCCAGACCGGCAACCATCGCATCGAGCCAGAGATACGGGACATCCGGCGTTTGAGCCATCCCCATGTCCGCATCCTGCACCTGGATGCAGGCGTAGTATTTCAGGACATACGGACCGCCGCCGTCCGGCACGGGCCACAGATTGATCGTCGGATTGATGAGGCGGTCAAACCAGAACGACGTGGGATAGCCCTGAATGAGCTTGTTCGGCAGTGCCGCATAGTCCGTCCGCGATATCGGCGAAATCACGCGATCAATCGCAGACGTACCGCTACCAGTCTGCACATACGCATCAAGGATCATCACCGTCCGCGGCAACACGGCATATGACGGGACGCCATCCAGCAGCGGCTCCGTGTAAAGCTCGACTTTCCAGAGATTGACCTGTTTGTTGCTCCACTCAGCAAGCAACAAATTCAATTCGTTCCGGGCCGTCCACATATGCTCTTGCGTGACCGCCGACGGCATGATCCGCAGACGATCAAACGCCATCAAAACAATGTCGGCGTTTGCGGCAGAAAAATCATACGTCCCAGACGAAACCATCAGAATGACCTCACGGGCTGGCGAGGCCAGCCGGGATTATCGTCATCGTCGCCGTAGCCGGATACGTCAATGAATTCTGGGACAGCCGGATGGCCCGCACCGGCATATTCAAAGCTGCCGCAGTATTCGCAACCTTGCTTGTCAGATCCGAGAAAGCAAACGCAGTCGGGAATGTGCCGCCCGGCATCGCGTTCGGATCGTCAAACGTGTATTCTACCGTGAAGGAAATAGTCCCTGTCACGACGACGCCAATTCCGAACTGACACGGATCGGCGTTTGTGTTCACAATCTGCCACATCGTCGATGCAAGACCAGACGTGCCAACCGTTACCGCGTCATCCTGAGCCTTGTTCACCGAGATTTGCGTGACTGTGAGGAAATCCTGCACCGTCGTTGCCGTTGCCGGGTTATCGGCCCCAGCCACATTTTCCGAGATCGGGAAGCCCGCGGCATTTGTGCCATAAACGGTCCAGACAGTCCCGTTGGCCCCCTCATCCCCCGCAGGCGTGAACAGAACTTTCCGCGCAGTCGCGGGGACCCCAACCGTTCCCGGAACGGTCCCCGCTAACGCCCCCGCCGTCAACGTAAGATCGCCGGCGCCGCTCGGCGTCTGGCTGGTCGCGATGTTATTGGCCGAAGCCGCAGCGTTCATCGCCACTGATGCAGTGATTGGGAGGCCCATCCGACAATTCCCCTCAGTCGGACACGTCAATGCCCGGATATTTCCGCTTCACCTTTTCCCGAACCTGCTTTTTCAATTCGGGATAGCCGTATTGAGAAACACGCGCGAGAGCGTTCCGCGCGTGGCTCATGTCTTGGATGGGATAAGAACGGTCAGGCCCCGCGAAATCCTTCGCAGGCAACTTGTCCCGTTCCTTCCCCGTCAACCTCGCCATCAGCCCTTGGCCGAACTGGCAACGTTATGGGCCGTCGAGAGCGGCGACGTATTGGCCCCGACACGGCCGCCCGTCTTCCGACCGGGACGATCCATCCGCATCTTGGCCTTCTTCCCGTCAATCTTGCCGAGAACCTTGCCGCCCTTCTTTCGTTCGGACTTGGCTTCCTTGATGACGTTCGGATTGCCGCCAGCATCCAGAGGGGCCTTGCCGCCAGATGCGCGTGCCTTGTGACGAGAACGGGACATGAGATCATTCCTTGTCGCCCGGCTCCGTGGGCTCGGGTGCAGGATCATCCCCGCCTGCACTCAGGGTATTCATTCGTCGTCCGCAAAGTCCGGATCGGTCCCGCCCAATTCAGCAGCAAGTGACGCGACCAGCATCCGCAACGTATCCTTGTTGCCCCTGAGACCGTCCAAGGTAGCGGACCTCTCACCAACCGAAACCGAGGTATCCCCCTTGTCGTTGGTGTACGTCCGCTTGCCCTTTACTGTCAGTGAAACAACAATCTCGAACTCGATGCCCGTCTTGCGCGCCAGCTTCCGCAAGCGCGGGGCCAACTCACGACGGGCATCGGCGATTTCATAGGCCATGGGCTGTTACGCCGCCGCGACCGCAAGATTGGACGTGGCCGCCGTTGGCACCGGCCCTGCCACATACACCGGGCCAGAAGCCGAAATCTTCGTTGCCCCCACGCTCGCCGTCGTGCCGATCAGCAAAGCTACACCGCCAGCCGTGCCGTTCAGCGCAAACGCCGCGGTCAGAGACGTGCCCCCAGCCCCCTGCAGGTTGTTGACAAACGCGCAGTTGGTGAAGGTCGTGTAGCCCGACATCGTAGCGGTTGCGGCACTCACGTGCTGGTTGCCTGCAATAGACGACCACATTGCGAAGACGCAGTTGTTGAAGGCGTTGTCGCCAGCCGTCGCCAGGAACGTCATGGTGACGTTCGCATTCGTAGCGCGCACGACCTGGTCGCCGCCGATCACGCAATTCGTGAAGCTGTTGCCCACGCTCGCAATCGTCAGAGCCCGGTTGCCAGCCTGCGCCGCCGCAGTGGCATGACCAACCTGGTTGATCGTCACGCCCTCATAGGTGTTGATGCCCCCAGCCTCAGCCCATGCAACCTGCGTCGCGGCCTGCGCAATGCCAGAAACGACACTGAATCCCCGGAAAATGCACCCCGCCGCCGTCACGTTCACCAGTGGACTGAAAGTCCCCGTCGTAGCCGCAACGTTCGCAACCGCGATCTTGGCACTCGGACCAAGGCCAATCAAATGCGTCCGCGCCTTGCTCCAAGCCAGCGTCGCAGACGGAGAAATCGTCCCCGTGAACAGAACAACGTCGTTGTTGTTCGCCACACAAGCACTGTGCGCCGCAGAAAGCGTCGCAAACGGGTCCTGAGGACCGCCAGTGTTGCCATCGTTGCCGAGCGAGGCATTCACCCAGAACACGTTCCCAGTGAACGCAGGAAGCCCCGACACGCCAAACAGCGGCATGCCAAACTGAGACGCAATGTTCGTGTAGGACTGATTGAAACCGGCCATGAAAGCCCCCTATAGGCAGATCGGCGCAGGTCGCCGAACCCTTACACAATCCCGCCCAATAGCCCCCACGGGTTCAGGCGGTTACTCCGACGAAGCAAACTCTCCGTGCAACTCTTCAGAAGCCTTCCGATACGCGGCGTGCGCTGTTTCAGGAGTGTCAAAGTATCCAAGATGGATTCTCTTCCCGTCCTTTGTCGCAATCGCTCTATATCTGACTGACCTCCGACCTTGCATCAACTGCACACCCTTCGGCATGCCCGCTGAATTCTTGGATTGGTATTTTCTGTTGTTGGCCTTGTTCTGAGAACCAGTAGCCAACCGCAGATTACTCCACTTGTCGTTACTTGGATTGCGATCGATGTGGTCAACCTGCGATGGGGGCCAGACCCCCGTTACATGAAACCAAATCAATCGGCTTGCACGATAATGTCGCCCCTCAACTACGACGTACCGATAACCCTCTTTGTTCAAAGTCCCGGCGGGGGTTCCCGCCGGTATTCTTCCGTATCGGCCTGATGGATTGCGCCAAGAAAGAATTCCAGTTTCCTTGTCATAATCCAGAAGCGCCCGCACGACAGCAAGACTGATATCTTGAAGCATTTCCCTTCCTCCGTTTTGCTACCAACTTAATGGCACAACTTTCGGAGAAAGGGAAAAAATACAATCTAACTCGTGGGGAATTCGCCGAATGCAGCGCGCGGATCATTATATCCCATGCTGTACCTCTCATACCCCTTCACGAGGAGATTGTCCGTCACATTATCTACCCACATATCGCTCTCGTATGGGATACGGAGCATGTGGATGAAGCCTTCGACGTTGGTCGTCAGGAACCAAGCGTATGCGGAGGTGAGGTAGTCCATCACGAGATACCCCTCCGGCAAGCCGCCGGACTGGAACAGGATGGCGTTCACGTCGTTCATGGCGGTGCCGGGGCGCAGCTCGGTTTTGCAGAGGCGGATTGCCACCTGTTCGAGCTGGGTCGGCACGATGAGCCGGCGAGCGCGGCCGAGGATTTTGAGGCCCCGTTCGTCAACGAAGTTGCGGACGTTCGTCATGTTCTGCAACAGGGACGATTCATTCAGCGACTTCGGAACGGACGAGGTGTTGGCCCATGTGCCGCCATCGTAGGGATGAGCGGTGGAGAACAGGGCCACGCCGTCGCCGATGATCGACGAGTTATAGACCGTTCCCAGGTTCAGGATGTTCGCGGCCTGAATTTCCTTGTACTGCGAAAAGACGTTTTGCAGTTTCAGGTTCGTGGGGTTGAACTGGGCCTTGTAGAGATTGTCGTCGATCGCGCGGCGCGTGATGGCGTAACCAAGCGCCACCTCGATATGCACGAACTGCCAGGTCCAGCGTTCGCCGGCCTGATTGTCGAACTGGGTTGCCGCACCTTCGGACTTGAGGAAGGGCAGGCCGAGGAAGGCCATCTGGGTCGAGCGCTCGACGGCCATCTTCGAAATGTGGGTTTTGAAGACCTTATCCCACTGGCGTGGGATTTGATCGTATGAGCCGCGGACATCGAACAGGCCCGGAAGCAGTTCGGAGCGGATTTGAGCGAGCGAGATAGGCATTGGTTAATCCCCCTGATATTCCGCTCAGACGCCGCCCGTACCAGCGCGGAAGTCTTGCTGGTTGAACGTGACGAGGACGTGGTTATAGGCCGAGGTGTTGTCCGAGCCGTTGCCCTGCTCGCCCTGACCGCCGGCGTTGATGGCCCCGCCCATGAGGCCGACAATGCGGAACGGAAGGGTTGCCGTGGTGCCGAGGCCCGAGAGCGTCGCCCCAGAGAAACATCCGCCCTTGGTCGATCCAGACCCGATGGTGAAATCCGCGTTCTGGCCAATGTCAGCGAAGGTGATCGGGCCGGCGTTGGCCTGCACCTTGAACAGCGCGCCCGGAGCCATCATGACGCGGGCCACCGCGTTTGCGGCACCGCCGCCGGGCCAATACGGGCTGTAGACCACGCGGCCATCCGACAACTGCATTTCGCAGCCGTAGAAGATACCGATCGGACCCAGCGTTGCGCCGTTGACGGCCTGCTGGATGTAGCCCGAATTCATTTGCAGAACCGGGTCGCCGAAATAGATGTTGGTGCCGTAGTCGCTGGCGATCACAGACGGCCGATAAGCCTGATCCGTGGCATAGCCGGGCATGTAGCCGACGTGCTGGAAACCAAAAGGCGCATTGGTGTTAGCCATTGCGAAGCCCCCGAATTTTTACGGAAGTCTCCCCGTGGCAATCCCTGCCCGGAAGCCACCCAATGACCAGCGCATCGCGCTACGGCCAGATGATGCATGAAGGGAGCGGCGCTCATACCCTCATTTGAGGAGGAGAAAATGCCTTGAGTTTGCATTTTTGTCAAATGGCCTGCTTTTGCGTTTGACAAATCGGCCCTGTTCGTAAAAGGTGATTTTACAGAACAATAGGAGCAGACATGTCCGAGACGATGGATAAACTCTTGGCGACAAACGTTCGCGTTGCCGCCGCCAACCTCGCCAAGGCGATGGACGAGGCGGTCAAGGCTGGCCTGAAAGTGTCAGTCATAATGCATAATCGGTCAATCATGTCCCCACCTGCCGAGGCCAAGAGTGGGCACCTCGCCGAAGTCGCCATTTCACGCCCGATATGAGGATGATCCATGTCCGACACTGAGGCAGAAGCCAAGCCGTTCCGGGTTACTGGCTTCAAAGAGGAAACCGCATCCGGGTCTGTCGTTTTCGTCGGGCGTAATGCCGATGACGAATACACCCACCGCGTCTTCCTCAGATTCACTCCACCCCCCAATGCCGAAGGGTTTCTCAAAGAGGAAACGGTCCTCGCGCTTTCTATAGAAGGCGCTGCCGCTCTGCATATCGTCCTTGGGCATTTCCTTCGCCATGATTCCGTCATTCAGAAAATGACTGGGATTGGATGGATACATAAATCATCGGCATGGAAATTGATCGTTTCCACTGAGAAAGAGGCGAAGGACTGACCAATGGCCTATGAGAACGACGACTACCGCAAGCTGAAAGAAGCGGCGACATACATCCTCACAACGAAAACCGGAATCGGGCTCATCCCGCCGTTCTACGCTGAGACAGCGAGCGTCAAGGGTGACGAGACCTGGCCGTACTGGATAGTGCGAAACAAAAGCTGCAATTCTCTTGGTGGATTTTTGGATCGGGCGAGTGCGGAAGAATTAGCGGCTGAGATGAACAGGCAGGCAGGTGGATCATGACCGAATCCTGCGCCAACTGCCGCTTCTGGCGGCTCAGCAGAATATACGCCGTCGCACCTGAAAAGGTGGGAGACAGTAGTGCGGATTGTCTTCGGCGATCTCCCATACGCGAAAACGGATGGACGAATTGGCCGTCAACATATCCCTCTTACTGGTGCGGGGAATGGGAGGCGATCCGCGAAACCCATTCGGGCGATCCAAAAAATGATGATGGCCAAACTGGCGACGGCGCCATCAGCTACGCTGATATTTTGGTGTGCGCCTCCGTACGCGGGAATTGCGGGACCGTTCATTCCTCTATTGAGGAATGGAAAAACTGTCGGGCGTGTGACCTGCCTCCACTCCCATGGAGCATCCGAGCACAGATTTTCAAAGACGAAGAACCGCCGAAGTAACCCATTCAAGGCACCAAAACCATGAGCATGATCGAGAAGATCGCGGAGGCCATCTACGAACGCATCCGCAAGGGGGCACGCCACATGCCGCCATGGGCAGAACAGCCTGAGACGGTCAAAGACTGGCACCGCGCCATCGCACGCGCGGCGGTTGAGGCCATGCGGGAGCCGACCGACGAGATGATAGACGCGGCTATCCAGACCAACGGATGCAAGCAACTCAATTCGGCCATTGCGTTGGCCTTTATTCACGGGTTCGCGTTTACTGCCGACTGCATCGAAAAATCCCCGCTCAATCAAATGTGGGAAGCCATGATCGACAAGGCACTGGAGGAAGGGGCGTGATATTTCCCGATCCTCCAGAAACACTCACACAACCACACATTAGCCGACCAACTAGTCCATGGCTTACAGCCATGGTGATGATCATGGTGATGATCGTTTCTTCCGCGATTGTTGGGTTCTTCACTGAGGCAGCCTGCACCTGGCCCTGATACTTGCCGGTGACAAAAAAAGACCCCGGTTTGTGACCGGGGCCAAGTCGCCGACATTGCCGTCCGCAACGGCGATTCATGCCAGGGCGCGAACAATCGCCCCGAAAATATAGTCCTTCGACTTCTGTTCCTGCGGCAGATCATCATACGGCACAAAACACGGATGCTCTTTCTTGTCCGCATCCTTCACCGGGCCGAATTTCCACCCATCCCGTAGCTTGTCCGCCAGCCAGTTCTCATGTGACGCACTCGGAGGCGCATCGGGATTGGCCATGATGTGACGGACGCCGCTGCGGGCACTCTCACGTTGCCATTCAGGAGCATCCGACCACGGCAACTGAGAGTGATCGCCGATCGACGCGCAATAGGCCCGATTGGCCTCGTGGCATGTCTTGGCAATCAGATTGATATGCGCATCCCCCGCCATGGGATTACTCCTCCCGCTCGTAAGCAGCCCGCGGCGCTTCGCCTTCCGGACCGATCGACGTCCGGACGTTCGGGTTGACGCCTCGATACCGCTCCCCGTCCATCGACATTCCAGGCGCGAGATCGCCCATCCGGCCCTTCGCCATCATCATGGCATTCTGTTCGCGCTGCTGCATCCGCGCCTTGGCCATGTCCTCTTGCCGAGCCTCGTCGCTCAGCGACCGCGGGCGTTCCTCAAGCCGCGCCCCAGCGTGAATGATGTCGCCCTTGTGACCCAGCGGCATGAAGCGCCCCGGATGACGTTCTGACGGCACAGGACGCCAGCCGTTCGCCCACATCGTATTTTGCGCGCTGGTCATCGGTTCGTTGTAGATCGACACCGTGTTCCACTGGTATTCCCAGCCGACTGGGATTTCATGGGCCGGGATTTCCATGATGTCCTCCCGATCCGCGCCGGGGCGAGATCGGGTCAGGATGTTGCCATCGCGGTCCTGTGCGACCACGCCGCCGCGCATGGCCCGGTGAGCTTCACGCGCGGGCTCGCGCACGAACTGACGGGACGCAGCCCTCGTCGGGGGCGGTCCCACACGAACCGGCTGTGCGGGCTCCGGAGCTTCACCCAAGGCGGCACTGGCCGCAGCGGCTTCCGCCGCCTTCTGTGCATTGCTCTTGCGCCCAGCGCGCCGCGTCGTCGGATTCGCCACGTTCATGATGCTTTCCTCTCGTCTGTGATTGCATTGCTGTCATCAGGTGCATTCAACGCACCATCGCCATAGGTCACGATCACGGCAGCCACAAAGCCGCGCTGGCGGTCCCCAAACAGTCCCGCCGCAGTATCCCACCAGTCATGCTCCTGCTTGTCCACGGCCTTCCTATTGAGTTCTAGAGCCGTTGCTGTGGCCGACGCCGGACGCTCGCACAACGTCAGGCCACCGGCAACGATAATCCCGTCTTTCCCGTCCAGCAGATCCGCATGACGCAGGCGCGGGACCGGGACCCACCCCGTCTCGGCCACGATCAAATCCCCCGTACACCACTGATAGGACATGCCAGCGGGCACGGGAAAATCTATGGCGAGGACGCTCATTGTTCGAGCGCCGACCGATCGTACAGCCCCTGCTGCTTCATCAGCATCTTGCGCCGCGCAAACTCCTTCACGCCGATCGGATCGCCCTTGCGCCATCGCTTCTGGCCAGTCGGGTCATCGTAGTTCCACTGATGCGTCCCATCCTGAGCTGCGAGGGCTTCGGCCTGCGTCAACCGGACCTCAGTCGGGCCGTTGTGGATCGTCGGGGCCGCACCACCACCGTTCACCGGGGCGACAGGAGGCGCAGCAGATCGGCGGGGAGCCTGCTGCTGTTGATTGACAACATCGGGAGCACCCCGCATTCCCAGAGCCGTCTCGACATGCTCGAAATAGGCATCGCTACCCTCGACCATGCCGTCGCTAATGGCATCTTCGTGGGCCGCCATGAGCTTGTAGTTTTTGCTCTTATTCGTGATGTACTCTGGATGGTTGCGCACCCACGCCGCCGCCTTCGGAGCCAGAGTGCGAGCGATTGCTTCCACCGGATCGGATGGTGCAGCCGGCGCGGGACGCTCATGCTTGCGCGCATCAACTTCCGCTTTGCCCTCCCGCAGCCGCAGAATTTCGGCATTAGCAATCCACAACCGATCAGTCGCATCCGTGGCGGCGTCCATGTCGCCAGCCTCAAGAGCCTGCTTGTAAGCCGCCTTGGCCGCCACCTTCGCCGCCTCAGCCGCCGCCAGACCCGTCTCGATCGCCTCCGACTGGGTTTGAGTTACCTCAGACCGAGCCGCCTCAGCCTCAGCAGCCGCCGCAGCAGCGCGACGATCCGCTTCCGCACGGGCAGCCTCGGCACTGGCACGCTGGCGCTTCTCTGCCTCCAATGCGGCATTGGAATCCTCCAACTGCTTGCGGATGAGATCCGCCGGATCCTCCTGCGCCACATCCGGCGGCAACGTGAATGACGGGTCCGCGTCAACCGTAACTGCGATTTCCTGATCCATGGTTCAGACCTCAGTAATAGAGTTCGGGGTTTTGAATTTTCATCATGATCTGCACGTCCTCGAACATGCGGCACGGCACTTCGTCGATGAAGAATTCGTAGCCGTCACTGGCGCGGAACAGCACCCAGTCACCGACCTTGATTTGCTTGCCGTAGAATTGTGCGCCGGGACCATCCTGAAACGCGCCGGGGCCGACACCAATAACAAGGCCGGTCTTTTCCTGAAACCGGGATTCCTGCTTTGATCGATCGGGAAGGATGATGCCGCCCGCCGTCTTTTCGGACGGGATGAACGTGGCGACCAGCACCTTCGCATGAAACAGTTCATCTTTTGGGAGTTTCTTCACCCGAGCGATCAATTCCGCCTTCGGGTCATCGGCCATCGAAACGGCCTGAATTTGACGCATGTAGTTACTGCGCGTTCCCATCAATCACCCTTCTTTTCGATGTCCTGACACAAGCGCAGGACTTCATCGATCATCTGCAATTTACCGCACTCGATATGGTACAGTTTCGGCTCCAGAACAGTGGCCATGGATTCGAATACACCCCTTCGAGCCTCTTCCAGCCGCGCCTCTAGCGCAACAAACTCAAGACGCACAAAACGCGACTGGATCATCGCCATGCCGACTTACGCCCGCTTCTGCTTCGATGCCCGCTCAAGACGGCCCATGCCGCTCTCGGCACCGTATTTCATCTTGGGACCACCGCGCATCTTGCCGACAACGCCCGGTGCGGCACCGCCGGTCGCAAACGTAACCGGATTGCCCCGCGGCGGATCAGGCTGCTTGCCCGGCATGCCTGCGACCTTCGTTTTCGCCTCCATGCTCGATTTCCAGCCCGGACCAACCGACTTCTTGCCCGGCGATTCCGGCGAAACGTTCTTCGGAGCCGACTGCTTGAGGCCGTTCACCTTGCCCGTTACGTCCGCGACGCGGCCACCCGACTTCCGTCCGATGCCGTATCGCTTGGTCATGACATTTTGAATTCGTGCGCTCTCTTCGTCGCTACCCGCATTGCGGATAGCCCGCTCCAATCTGTCCCTTACATTGATGGTGATCGGCTGAATTTTGCCCCCATTTGCACGCGCCACGCGCCCGCCGCGCTTGCGCGGGATCGGCGGCATGCCGGGAGGCATGCCCGGCGGCACTCCCGGTCCACCAGCCATAGCGCCCGGAGGCGGCATCGGCGGCGCACCCGGAGGAGGACCGCCCGCAGGCACCGGAACGGGCACAGGCACCGGCTTGTCCATGCCCTGCTGTTGCGGGTTTGGCTGTGCGATCACGATGTTGACGTTCGTGCCTTTGCCCTTCACCCGGCCGCCACGCGCCCGCTTGTCCATCCGAGCCTTGGCCTTCCCGCCGATGATGGCTCCGAGCTTCGCCCCCTTCGGCTTCGCTCCCTTCATCATCGCCTGCTGGCCTGCCTGCGCATCCACCGCGCCGCCGGTCGCATAGCCCTTCGCGATCTTCGCAACTCGACTTTTCTCCACCTTCGACTGACGGTGGTCCGCATACGGATGCGCCATTGACCTAGCTCCCCTTCGGTGTTTTCGGCATCGTCGCCTTGTGTAACTCAATCCGCGCCTTTTGTCCCGCCTGCCGTTCCTGACTGGCCAGCTTGCGTTGCTCCAAGTCAACACGCGCCAGACCGAGCCCCAACTTGCCCCGCTTGTCGATGATATCCGCCTGCGCTTGAACGTTCTGTCGCCGATTATCATCCGCGTGGATGATGGCCGCCCGATCCTCTTGGTTCTGGGACACCGCAACGCGCCCCATGATTTCCTTTTCCTTCACAACCCGATCGGCTTCGGCATTCTGAGCCGTCGTCACGGCCTTAATCATATCCGCGTCGGCCTTTTTCACCTTCGCCTGCGTTTCCGCCAGCTTGGCGGTAGCCTCTGGCGACGGCTGGGCCGGCTGTGGCGGCAGCATCAGCCCTTCAGGATTGAGTTGCAGGCCGTCCCGCAGCATTCGCTCCAAAATCTCTCGCTTGTCCAGCATCGGGCCGAAGCTGGGCGAATCCGCCAGTTGACCCAGCGCGACGTTCTTCGCCACCCGGTGCATGTGAGAGGGGATATTCGGGTCCGACACCGGCACGAGGTAGCAGTCTTCCAGCGCCTTCAGGAACTTCTGCTCATCCCACTGCGTCGCGCACTTGCGGTTAAACCGCCAGAAATCCTCCGGATTTTCGCGGAACAACTGCAACAGGACTTGGAATTCCTCCGACTGCGACGTGTGGAGCCCTTTGTGCGTCGCGGCCATGACCTTTGTGGCCTGCTCGATCATCGCGATCATGGTCCCGACCGGGATATCCGCCCGGCCCTCGCCCGTCGGCAATTCAGCCGTGCTGCCAAGCCGCTGCGCCGCCGCAGTGATCGTCTCTATCATCTTCATCAGGCCCGGCGTGGCGTCCTTGTACGGGAGCGCCATGATAGCGTCGCTGATCTTAACGTTCGCGGGCAATTCGACGCCAATGCCCTGTCCTGGCCCCACCCTGAATTCGTTCGTCAGTTGGCGCCCTGCCATTTTTGCGTACATGAACCCCGGAAACGACGCGAACGCGCCAGCATCCAGAGCCTCACGCCACGCCGCCGTCATGGCGGCACTCGAATTGCCAAGAATGCCCAGCAGCCCAGTCCCGTAGAATCCCGGACCCGGAACGTAGGTGTATTTCACATACATCCGCTTGCGCTCGGCCTGCGGGTCATCTTCGTACCAGTCACGCCGCAGAGACAAAATCTGCCGACTGTCCTTGTCGATCGTCACCAGATACGGGAGCGGGATGCCGGACCCCTGAAAATCCGCCGGGGCGAACTCGTCCAAATCCAATTCGCATTGCGTCTCGTACAAATTGAACGGCTGGTCCTCAGGCCGCGTATTGGCCGGGAGAATGCCCTGTATCTCGGCAATCTGCTGATCGACGACGTTATTGTCCTGCGCCGGCTGCGTCAGTGGAACGTCCCGGTATGCCCCCAGATGCATCATCCGTTTCATGACGGACGGCCGCATCTTGATCGCGTGGGTTATGCGCCCGCACGACCGCAAGTCCTTGGTCGCGTTCGATACGATGAAGTCCTGCAACGGCACCGACTCACTCACCGGGCGCCGACGCATCGGACACCGATACAGCTTCTTGATGCCCGATCCGGAGAAGTGGACACCCCACAGCAGCATCGACGACGTGTCGGGATAGTATTCCGTGGCGATCGTCGTCAGGTATCGGTTCATGTCCGATTTCAGAGCGTCGGCTAGGGCGTCACGTTCCTCTGACCTCTTTGCCGCTTCGGCATGATCCAGAGATGGCCCGCCGTTATGCCCAACCATACCAGCCGGAACGGCACTGACGGGTTTTTCGTCCTCGATCTTGACTGGCCCGGCCGCCGGCAGAAGCTCTCCCACCGAGTTCGCCCAGCCCCGCAAACAGGCTTCCAGCAGCAACGGCGATTTTACGGTGGACATGCCCTCCACCGGAGCCGACGACGCACCCACGTCCGATCCAGTCGATTGCTCGACTTCCAGACCCAGCAATCGCATGCCCATCGTGGTGTTGTTGAGCCACTCCTGCCTAGACTGATCGTCCGTCTGGATGGCATCCAGCAGGTCATTGGCGATGACGTTCAGTTGCAGAGGATCAATCCGCAGCGCCAGGTTTTCGTAAAAATCAGCCTTTTCAGGCGTGGCAGCACCGAGCCCCGCATTCAGTTGGATAACGACCCCGCCGTCCGGGATGGCTGTCGTGATGGTATCCGTGATCGGGTCATGCTCGACCGCGCCCGGCTCATCGTCAATGACAACCTGAATTTCGGGCTCACCCATGCCGCCATCCCCCAAGTTTCAATAGGTCGCGCATGAATAACACGGTTTCCCCTAACTTGCGAAAAAAGCCCGAGCAACCCCTAAGGATGCTCGGGCTAGTCTAGGGAGGAAACGCCCACAAGGAGGGCAGCAGACATAACCCGGTCTGCCGGCGGGATTTGTAATTCGTGAGGCTTGCTGGTTTTCACTGGATGATCTGAGCCGAGGGGCCAGAAACCAGCCTTGTCTCGCCTACGCGATGGCAGATGACGACCATCCCGCTACGTTGGCCCGTTGCCTCGCCGGCTGCCGGAAGCGACCTCCCCTCGTATTACCCGCGACCCTGATGCGGCCGCAGAATAGCAGATTTCGCTTTCGGCGCACCAGAAGCCTTCGCGGGATCAAGGTACACCTCCACAATCCGGGCCTTGAGCACGTCGGCTGCCAAATTCAGGTCAACCACCTGAGAGCCACCAACCGCGACAAAAAACCCGCTCGAATTCGCCGACAAGACGGCCACCGAGGTAATCACGCCCTCCTTGGCCGCCTTCAATGCCTCCTCCAAAACCCGAATGGTTTCGGCATCACCCCCGTTGACCATGCTCACTCCTGTTGTGCTCGCTGTTTCGATTTGTGGGTTTTCTTCTCGGGCTTGGCCGGAGAAGTTTCGGCCGCTTCTCCTGTCAGGATGTCGTTCTCGTGGTCCGCCTTGGGCGAAGGCGACATCTGATCCTTGAGGCTGCGGAAATCGTCGCCCTTGTCCTGCCGGGCCTTCCCGGCCGTCAACCGCAGGGCCTCAATCTCATCCGCCGCGCGCCCCATCAACTCGCCAACGTCGCCGCCAGAGCGGTTCTGCCAGTCGCGCAGATCGTCAAGAATATCGTTCGCCATGCTCAATCCTCCTTATGGGTTCATGTCGGGAGTAACGGTCTGCGAGGATGTTGGTTCATCCTCCTGATGGATACCAATCAGAACCCACGGCATGAACGGCGTTTTGACCCATGTCAGAACATGGTCCCCAGGATACATCAACGATCCTGTCTCTTTGCACCTGGAGCCGAACCTCGTAACTTCTTTAGCAACAAGCGCGTAGTTGAAACCTTTCATCACCGGGCACCTCCCGTTGCTTCATCCCGCCAGTAGACCCGCGCTTGCCCATGGGTCCACGGCGCGTCGATCAACTTGCTCCGAATTACGGACTTCTCGGCCTGCGCCCGCAGAATATGCCTTACGCTGATCGATGACCCAATGCGGCACAGCCGCCAAATGTCACGATGGCCTAATGCATGGGCCTCGCCGACAGGGACAACACCCAGAACAGCATCTGTCATATTCATCGATACGAGCCGTCCGGCTGGCGCACCAGCTCAATATCGAACTCCTGCCGCGGCGCGGCCATCCGCGCCTCATGCTGGCGTTGGGCATACTGAGCGTAGTCATACGCTTGCTGGCGCGCGTACTGACGATGGGATGCAACCCGATCCTGATGCTCCCACATTCGTTTGATGTATTCCGGATCCATCGTCGCTTATCCATGGTGGGGACCGGCCAGAACTAACGCAACTCGCTGGCCGGTCCTGTTGGCTGGGCCTGGGAGGCAAGCAATCCATAACCCGTCAAAACTGATTTGACAACTGGGCTACCTAACCCCATACAGCGGCTTGGACGCACGGCGCAGTTGGCGGCGCTGATCTTCCTGAAACCGCAATTCCTCCGGCCGATCCGCGAATCCGTTGTCCCGCAGCCACTTCACCGCCTGCGTAGAACTGTCTGTCAAATCCTTGTACCGGCCGCGCGGGAAGTTCTCCATTTCCTGGATCACTGTCTCAGCGAACTCGTACGGCGGCGCGAATACCATCCCCTGCGAGAAGATCGGCTGCACCGCCAATGCACGGGCAACCTTGTCCCCATGCGGGGTATGCAACTCGATCCCATAGCCTTCCATGCCGTGGATACGCTGCAACTCCTGCGCCGCAGTAATCCCACCCGTCTTGTTTTCGATAATCAGCCGGTTCACTCGCATGCGGCGGCACGTATAAGCCACCCACTCCACCAGGCCCCACGCATCCTTGACCCTCGCATAATAGGCGAGATCGGACTCCCGCGGCTGGCGCGGCAGCACCATTTCGCACCGCGCCAAATACTCACGGTTCGGCTGGCCGCGGACGTCCTTTTCCCCGAACATCTGCAACGGCAGCGAACCATGCATTTCCAGCCGCTTGCGCCATGCGTCGATCAGCATCGTCTTGGGCATTCCGTCCGGACCATCGAACACGCCCCACACCGTCAACGCACTCGGATCGTTCTGCTCCTTCTCAGTGAACGCCGTATCCAGTGACGCCAGGATGAACGAGAATTCTGGGTAACTGTCCGTCTCCCACGGTTGCCACCATGCACGCTGGAAAATGCCGCCACCGCGCGGCGTCGGCGCCTGCTGCAACTGGCCGGCCACAGCATATGGGCCTATCTCGGCCATCATCTGCGGCAGGTATTCAGGCGGGAAACGCTCCGGCCATGCCAATTCGCCGTCGCGCTCCTCCTCGAGCAAAACAGCGGCATCGTCATCCCGCGGGGACCGCTCCCCCGTTTCCTCGTCGATCACCACCAGCGGCTCGCCATCGTCGTCTAGGCCGCGTGGGTCTTGCCACCCAATTTCCGTAACGCAATGCCGCGTCCAGTCGTAATGCATCGGGATTTGGAGATGCACATAATCGAAGCTCTCAGCCAAGATCATGCCGGATACATCGTATTCGTGGACGCGCTGCATGATGACCACGATGGCGGATGTTTTCACGTCATTGAGACGGCTCGACATGGATTCTCGAAACCACCGCACGGTACTGTCTCGAACATCTTCGGATTCCACATCCTTAACATTGTGGGGGTCATCACAGTTGGAGCAAATGATATTTGCTACCCGACCAACCACAAGGTTATGATTGCCTTCGACAGTCAAACAAAAAGTGGATGGAGCATGGTGCGAAAACTCAACCGACCGGACCCCAACGAGACGTGGCGCACAATCCCCGGATTTGACCACTACCTTATCTCCAAGACCGGCCGCGTATGGAGTGTTCCTCGCACTGTAACGCGCGGGAAAGGCCATGTCGTCGTTCCGGGCGGATATGCCACCCCACGCATGAACAAGGGATACCCTCGAATCACGCTGCGACAGGGCGGCAAAACCCATTACCGATTTCTGCATCAGCTCGTTATGAGCGCATTCGTTGGACCGTGCCCCACAGGACAGGAAGTCAGACACAAAAACGGCGACAGATCGGACCCGTCGCTGGATAATCTCGAATATGGCACCCGGGCTCAGAACATCGCCGACAGTAAACGACACGGCACGTTCAAAAATGGAGCCATGCACCTTACTGAGGATTTGGTCCGCCAAATTGCGGCACGCCACACGGAAACCGCCAAAGAGTTGGCCGCTGAGTTTGGTGTGAGCCACCAAACTATCTCGGGAATACGAAATCGACGGATATGGAAGCACCTCAACCTTGACCTGCTTCCTTCTTACCGTAGGCGCGGAGACGAACATCCCGCGCGGCGCGGCAAAAAGCTTATCAGTGGATCGTAGTTGATCCGCCCGCACATAGCCGCGTGCAGTCCTGATTTCATGGTTCGGGGTACACTCAAACGATGTCCCATCCTGCGTCGTCACCTTCAAAACAGGCGACCCAGGGTTTTTCATGAACCGAGAGACCGGGCGCAACTCCATTGCGCCCATCGTTTCGTTGTAAGACCATACGCGGACGGGCCTGCCCTCATCCACTAAGTCGCCGATAGTGCGCGGGCCATATTCCGTCTGGATCGTCTCATGACGAGGAAAACACACCACCCGATGACCGCGCCAACCCGTTGTTGAACCAGTGACGGATGATGCCCGCTTCCATCCTCTGCCGGTGTTTGAGACTTCGCGCTCGCCTACCTTGAGTGGGACCACTTTCGGATAAAGCTGGCGGTAATCTGCATGCGAGATCACATCTCGGAACCGCCCGTTATCGCGCTCCGTAAGGCCAGCCGAATAAGCAAACGTGACATATCGCGTGCCGCGCCTGTTCATCGGCCCCCATTCCCACGCGGGCCAGAATACGCACGTTAGGAGCGACTTCATAAATCCAGGGGGCACGTTGATAAGCAGGCGTCGTATTTCACCGAACGTCACAGCTTCAAGATGCTGCACGACAGCGTAGAGCGCCCACCCTTCGACCAATTCAGTGTCAGGCTCGACGGTGTGCCACATATCGCGGGTGAACTGCATCAGTCCGCCCTGTAGGACGCCGTTTTCGTCGATCCACCCCCGAGATGCATGCAGCGCCCGCTGCTTGCGCCGGCGCATTTCCTGCGCCAGCCGCATGGCCCGTTCTAGCTGTTCGCGTGGAGGATTGGCGTTCATTCAGTCACACCCGCGACCAATAGACCCCTTATCGCGATCATCGACGAATTGCTGCCATGGGCGCCACCCTTTCGGGCAATGAAAGCCCCACTCTCGAATAGACGGCCCAGTGATGAACAGAGTCCAGCATGGACCATTGTGCAGTTCGATGCGATGCGCAGTCTTAGCCCCTCGCAACTTAAACTGTCCCGCTCGCCTTACTACGGACTTATGAACGCCGCCGGGCGCAATTGTCCATTCGGTGTATTCTCCATCAAGCAACCACGACAAGTTCCACCATGGATGATCGTGCAACGCGCGGTCGTCATCGGACCGCAGGAAATGATGCAAATAGATGTTGAAGAACCTATTGCGAGGGATAACCCACCACCTGCGCATGTAGGGTGCGTCGGTCCCGCCAATAACAAAATCGGGCGACCGGCTATCGGCTATCTGACGCGCAACACTCAAAATACTCATGTGCACCCGTCCTGCTTGGCAGCGGATTGATCGGGCGCAGGATGGCCGACGATCTGCATTTTTGTCTTTTCCTGCCCGAGGTTGAATGCCGCCCCGTTCAGGACTGCCTTGGCCAGTGGATCATTCATCCAGTCTGCTCGCTTGTGCAGCCACGCAACCGACCACGCGATACCTTCCTTCATGCCGCGGGCGAAGTCGTCCATCATCGCCTCTCCTGCGGCTGATATGCGATGCCGCAGTGGTGGGGGCAATACGGCTTGCCTTGCGACACCGGCAGACCGCAGAACGTGAACGGGCCATCCCCGTGGGGCCAGTGACAGGTATCAATACCGAGGTCCGTCACCGACAGATGCAGCGCCCCGTCACACACTGGCCGCTCGGCCGGAAGATCATCCACCGGATCCTTCCTGCCCTTGGCGAGGGCCTTGATCGCATGAATCGCCTTGAACCCGACAGCCCCGTTCATGTGCCCCTCTAGCCGTGCCGGCCGCAATGGAGCGACATCGGAGATCGATAGCCGACGCCCGCCCTGCGGAATATGAGCCCGCATTGTCGGATCGTCCATCCCCGTCCGGGATAACCTGCCTATTACGGCGTTGCGCGTGACGGGATACCCCTCGTCAACAAGCATCCGCGCCACATCACTTGCCGACATCCCGGCCTGGTACGCCGTCGCCGCCTTCTGCGTTAGTTCATCGGTCCACATTTGAGGAACATTCCCCTGCTTAAGGTTGTTGAGGGAGAACCCGTCCCCCGCGGGAGTTGCCCCTTAACGAGGCTGATCTAGGCCGCCGACGCCCCGTCGGCGGCCTTTTTCATCGGCTACGCCTCGAACTCGATGGTTTTGACGAACTCGGATCGCCCATCACATGACGGCGGAACACGCTTGCCGTCATCAGCCCCGCAATTGCCGATCCATACGCAACCATTCGGACGCCGATACACATGCGCGTAATACTTCACCGGCTTGGGCGGGACGTTGATAAGGTCGTGACCGCGCTCGTCGGACATAAGCGAATGCCCATGATGGCCATCTGCGGTCCAACAATGGGGCCACTCAACCCCGTTTTTACGGTCTGGCACCAACCCAACAACCGGCAAGCTGCCCTTCCGATCCACGCACAATATCCTCACCGGCCTGCCGTCTCGCGTCTGCACGGGTTTGGTTAGATCGAGCTTGTCGGCCATCGTCTCATTTCCTCGCTTGGTTAAAGGCTTCCGTTCCCAAAACGGGGCGCACGGGATTACCAGCATCACTTACCTTTCTTTGATCGAAAGAACCTCTTATCGGCCGATCCTCTGGCCTCATTGCACCCCGAACATGCGGCGACATATCGTTTCTCGCCGCCGGCCGGATACATCCGGCGTGGGTCCATGCGATGCACCAAATGATCCAGCGTACAGGTGTTGCGCGGCAATTGTCCGCCGCGAGCGTAACTCTCAGGATCAATCACCATCTGGCATTTGCACCAGTGGCAAAGGCCGCCCTGTTCGTGGAACAACTTCTCACGCCGGTCACGAATGTAAGCCGATCGGCCCATCACTTGCCCCGCTTCTCAGCCTGACGGCGATAGTACCAGGTCCGGCGCGACACACCTTCGGCTTCCCAAGGCTTCACCGCATCAAGGGACTTGGCCGATCGAGGCCGACCGACCTTTCGTTTGGCTTCCGCAGGGCCGGGCGCTACTCCGGCGCAGGGCTGTATGGCCGCCCCCTGCACGATCACCCGCACGAGCCTGGGAGCGGATGAACACCTTGCTTCCTCCGGAATCGAACCGGCCTTATTTCCAGCCTTTGCGTGTCTGCTTCCCACGCCGCCTGCGGAACTCTTTCGGGCCGCGCGATCATCGCGCACCACCCGCTTATTTCCCTGCGCTTCCCGCCCTCTTGCATCCGCAAGAGCCTGCGCTGCGCCAGGTATGCACCGATGCCGCCCGCCGACCAAGGCAAGGATCACCCCGCATTCCTTGCACCGCCCGTCAGACTTCGACATCCCAAGCCTCTAGCGATTCCAGCAGATCGTCGATCGCCGCTTGTTCAGTGCGACCATGCCCGACGTGGCGCATGTAGCCATCATCGTTCGGTTCATCGTCGTCCCGGACCGCCTGCCAATCCATGTCGCGCACCGGGATCGGCGGACAGACATAATCCGTCCGGATCTTCGTGCGGCCAATTACACCGATATGGCCGCCCGTCCGTGTCTTGGCAAAAACCTGCATTGTGGGGCCGGGCATCATACGACCATCCGGTCCCGCAGAGGCCCCGCCAACCAGAGGTCAACCGTTCCGCGCAGCGTCGCCATCTCATTCGGTGAATGGCGAAGGGCCAGCAGCTCGATTGCGCGGGCCTTGTCGACCTTACCCTTCTTGAGAAGCCGATAGACTGAACACACCCGAAGATATTTGCGATCCAGACTGCGATCTGAGGTTTGCCGGAACAGGTTCACTTGAATTCTCCCCGATGCGTTGTGTTGTTATGCGCGGTTGTCATAAAGCGGCACCGCATCGGGCCGGTAACCACCGGCCGCCCAAACTCGCCCGTTGTACGAGACGCGAGCCAACTCGCGTCCGCTGTCCGTTACAACCGCAACAATCGGCATTTGCGAAGCGCCGAACCCAGATTTATCCCGCGCTGCGCAGAACATCTCAGATGCGTCACGGAAAGACGCGACTTCGTAGCGCCTGCGGCCAATCTGCAAAAACATTGTGGGGTTCATCACCTTGGGCGGCACGGCGACTATCTGAATCATTTGCTTGCTCCGTTTCGTGTGCATTATTCATTGCACAACAATTCGGGATGCACAACAACTATTTTGGTGCAATTGCACTTTTATTCGGACGGCGGCGCCGGCAGCAGTTTCAGCCGCTTCTGTTCCTCAATCAAAGCCTGCGCAAGTTCCCGATCCGACATATCCGCAAACTCTCCGGGACGCCCAAACTCAGTCCGTTCCACCCGTTCCCCAGACAAAACGCCCATTTCACGCACCGCGGAAACCGCCGCCGAATACTGCCCGTCCCGCACTGCCAACTCGCAGATTTTCTGGCATTCCTCGATCAAAGAGGCCCTTGTGACGGTCGCTCTTTTGGCTGCGGCGTCGATAAATTCCTGCAATCTGGCCTTTACCTTGGCATTCCTTGTAAGTTTCGATGCATTAGGCTCGCTATAGACGTACCCTGCTTCAACGTATGCGCGGTTTGCCGGCATTCCCTTTGCCAGAGCCTGGGCGAAAGCCTCGTGCCGGTGGTTTTGGAGAGGAGGCATAAGGGTTTACCTGTGGTCTGCGTGATTTTGTGGACTATAGCGGGGAGCTGTGGGTTATTCAACATGGGCACGTCTTCGTCATTCGGTTCTGTGCCTGGTGGGCGGTTAGCGGGCAGGATCGTTTTCGAGGGTCTGATAGTAGAAGCGGTGCAGGAACGTCAGCGCGAACGGGTCAAGCCAGAGCTCGGGGAAGGCGCGGGACTTGCTGCGAGCATGGCTTGGTAATCTTCTCGGAACGAACCGAGCGACCACTTGATGGCGAAATCTTTGCCAGCGTCGGTTTCCCGCAGTCGCGCAGTGAGCGCTCGATACATCCCAAGGTCAGGCTCCACCGGAACAAGCCTGAACCCATCGGGGCAGGAGAGGGCGGCGGTGAGGGCGACCGTGGCATACTTCTCTGCGGTTTCGAGTTGTCTCGCTGCGACGCGGTCCCCATGCTTCGCAATCTGCTCGGGCGTGCCGAGGTAAGGACCCATCAGATCATGTATCGCCCTTGCCGCTCTCTCGATCATCTCGGGGGTGAGGGGAGTCATTGGCGGGGCTCGGATGCGCTGGGATCGTTCTTTTCACGCTTTACCTGGGCGCACATCACGCGACCGTGCCCCGGATAAAGTGCATGCTGGACACGCCAACCTTTATTGTGGCGCTCAAAGTGGCCGGTGCCAGGAGCCACCCAGCCGCCGCACCGATAGCAAGTACCGCCAAATTGATTGCGTGCCATCACTCACCCCGCTCGGTCGTGGGAAGCTGGCGGATGGCGGCGGCGATAGTGTTGGCTGTTTCTCGCCCATAATTGAGGGCCATTTTATTTGCCCATTCATCAGCAATCGCCGCACACCTTTCCCGCTCCGCAAGGATAGCCGCGCTTGTGTCGGGCGAGGCAGGTGGATGGGTGGCACGTTCTCGAAAAAGCGCGTTGACTTGTGCAAGGCATTCTTGATGCGAGCCGGGGCTGTAGATGACGCCCTCGACTACGTGTAAATTGCCGTAACACCACAGTGCGTGCAGCAACTTGGCATCGACAATCATCTTGCCTTCATAGGGCGAAGCCGCCACCGGCTCGCCAACAGCGTCGGAGGTGGTGGGCTCGCATTGTCCCGGCCCAGCGAACTTCGGCATCCAGTGCGTGGGCTTGTGCAGATAGAAGCAGTCGTATTGCTCAGTCTGTTCGCCGCGCCAGCATCCGCGCATTGAATCGTAACAGGCGAGCGACCAGCTATCGAAAGGACGCCAAGGCAAAAGGTCCGCGCTTTCGTCTTTGATCTCGCCGCCACCGACGATGATCTCGAAATCGCGGCCGGGGCGCTCAGGGTCTTCCTTTGGAGCTGTTTCAATCGGACGCCACTTGGCCTCAACCGGCTCGGCTGGGCGGAGAAGGGAGAGGACACGATCAACTGCAATATCGCGAACTGATTTATTTGACGGCTTGCCAACACCGGGCAACGTTTCAATCAATGCGCGTTCCACCGCCTCTCTATCGACCGGCGCGGGGCGAGAGGCGGC